TAACTGCATTATCTCCCATCCTTCTGGAATTACCATCGTCTATAACAGATAATATATCAGCAGTAGCACTACTATCAACTCCAGTAATACTAAAACTATCTTCAAATGATGTATTAAACGATGTTCTTTTCATTATAATGTGTGTACCATTAGCACTTTTAACAATACCTTTTGCATTAAATATATTATTTATTGATGTATTAGAAGATACATTAGCTGTAGCGTTACTAGAAAATCCAGTAATAGCATCAACAGATGTAAACACACCACTAGTATTTGCAATATTAATTATAGTGGAGTTAGCATATGAAATCACTCCAGTAGCGTTGGATGATGTTTGTGTTACACCCTCGCCAGTAGTAAAACTTCCATTAAGATCTAATATATTCATTGATATGCCAGATTGTTGTATAGCTTGAGTTATTGATTCTCCAACAATAAACCCACCAGATACATTGTTTATTTCTAGTACTAAATCTCTTCTATTAAATCCAGCTATATATGGATTGAATGCAAATGAAAAGGGTGCTAAATTATAGTTTTCTCCTGGATTAATTCCACTTAATGAATTTATAGATCCAATTGTAAATGTATTTGAAGACAACATGTTATCTAATATCGTATTGAGATCACCATGTCTATCTTTTGGAAATCCATACCCATAATCAAAATTGGGGTTTATATTTGCACCAACACCGCCAGATGTTGTTATAGAAGAAACACCATTGGAATAATATCCACCTCCTGGAATGGTTACTGTTATTGTATTGATAGTACCATTAGTATATGTTTGTACATTCGCCGCAGCGTTTGTTGTAGCACTGCCACCAGAAAATGATATAGTATCAGAATTGTTATATCCAGCACCACCATCGTTAACTACAATTGATTCAAGAAATCCTATCCCAGAATTACTTGCATCTAATTTTACATCTAAATATGCTTGATTTGCAATATTAATATCATTTATAAAATCTGTATAAAGCGATATTGTTTCTGTATTGCTAATAGTTCCTATATTAAAATCTGCTCCCTGACCTGTCCCCGCAGAGATAATATCTGCTATACTATTAGAACTATCACCTATAACGAATGCATTATTAGTTATATAGTACGCTAAATTATTAGCGGCAATACCCAAATATGTTGTATTTGAGTTTACTAAATTACCTGTAATGTGTGTATTTGTTGTAGTATCAATTATAGCATTTACTGTAGGTGCACCACCCAAATATAAATCCGATGAATCATTAAAATTGCCAGTATTTACTATAATTACAAGTGAACCATTAGCCCCATCTAACGAAGTACTGGCTACTATTCCATTAGCTATAATACCACCAGTGGAATTTGCTCCATTAATGTATCCACCTACTTCTATATTATCGGATATATCAACGCCATTCAAATATGTTACTGTTTGATTTGGTTGTCTTATTGTTTCAAATCTAAAAAAATCTGTTATGTTTGAATCACTATTAGTAAGGTTATTATATTCAACGGTAGCTGCACTTACTCCAGTATTTGACGAGTCAGTAAGTGTATACCCACTCCCACCATCAATAGCTGTTGTAGCAAATGTTAAAGACGCAAGCTCAAAAATTATTCTTCCTGTTGCATTCTCAATAGCCGTTACTCTAGCTCGCCCACCCTTGCCTTCAGATGATACTACATCAAATGTATCACCTATATTAAAATCTTGTCCGCCGTTTGTAAGATCAATACTTGTTAATGATCCTGTTATAACAGGACAATCAGTGGCATCACCATCACTTGTTACTAATTCATTGAGTAAAAATAAACCTCTAACATTGGATAATGTTAGTACAATTATTTCTTTACCCTTAATTAATCTTGTTGATATTGATTCTACAAAAGCTTTACTATTGCTAGAAGATCCAACAATTTCTTTGCCTTGAAATGTTAATACTTTATCAGTATATGATGTCTCAATATATTGTGGTTTGTAATAATCAGACTCAGATGCTTTAAATAACGATTCACTGGGATATTTAACCTGTATTTCCTCATCAAATAATAATCTAAAAAGTAATTTAAAGGATCTTGATGAACCTTTTGATGTATATAAATCTTTGATATGTTTAACTAAAAATTTAGTATCAACTTTTGTATTAAGGGGTAAATTTTGTAGGTATGTATTTTTAAAATGTATTAGAAAACTATCTACTGTATTATCAATATCTCTATTCTGCAATAATAATCTATTTACATTTATTGTTTGATTATTGCTTTCTAAAAACTTAAAATATTCCGTAACAAAGGCTACAAATGGTTTAGCTTCCGATTGATATATTTCGGGAAATTGATCAGAAATAAAATTGGATATATTTAAATTGCCATCCATTACGCACGCTCTTGTGTTACATTGACTGTTATATCATCACCATTTAATTGGAGAATAGTATTTTGATTTGTTTTAATATCAGATTCTGCTGTTCTAACTTTTAATTTTATTGAATCACCTTGATAACTATCTACAATTAATCCATTAATATTAACAATACCATCATTATAATCAACAGTGCCAATATTGCTATTTAAAACTTGATACAAACCACCCGTATTCGTTACTATATTTAAAAACCCAACAGAGTTGTCAATAATAAATGCACTAACGGAGTCATATGTAAAACTTGAGCTCTCTACGGCAGGTAAATGCGTGTTAATGCTGGTGTTAGAACTCAATATTCCATCTATTAATAAACTATTGTGAAATCGATATGAAGCAGTGAAAGATGAATTGATTGTTGGAACTACTTTTTTATATGGTTTAATGGTAGTTTTATTGCTCAATATATTAGAATTTGATTCATCTATAGTCGAGATAAATTTAGATTTTCTCAATGGTTTCTCAAATGTATTAATATTTGTATTTGCAAATGTAGTCATTGCACTAGACACTATACTTATTATTTGTGAAGGTGTAGCATTGGTTGTATTAATATTATAATTCACATCTGTGGATATACTTAAATATGTAAAATCAGGACTAACAACATCAACATTTATACCAACAGGTGTTCTTTGTTCTAGAAAAGATTTTATTAGTGTCTTCTTAGATTCGGGTATACCATCAGCATCTGTTAAATCAACAGATAATATCACCCTTCCATATTTTGGGGGGTTGGCTTCTTCACCACCGTATACTGCTATTGATTGAACTTCAGGAAATTCAGATTGCACGATTATTTTATAATCGTTAGGTGTAACTGCTCTGTCTTGTATTTGAAATGTTTTGGGTGCGTTAAATCTTATTGATTCTAATGATTCAATATTAGCACCGCCGGTTGATCCTATATTAGTAAGAAGTGATATATCACTATACCCATCTACATTAGTAGTCGTTGTGAATGATGTTGCTTTATTTGATATTTCTTTAGAAGCAACTCTATAATGTATTTCTGCAATATTTCCTGCAACTGGTTTTCTTCCTACTATATTATCACCAAATTGTATTTCCCATTTTTCATCACTCGTCGCTGCTACAAAAAATATATTTGAACTTGCACCTTCACCAAATAAACTTGTTGCTTTTCTCCATGATGTATTAGTTGTTACAGTGTTGGATTCTCGAACAGTCAATTCAATACTTCTTGTGTCTATATTTTTATTACTGAGTTTATATTTTTGTGATCCATTAGCAGTGATTGTATAATATTCAGTTAACTGCTTACCCTCATAAAACGCGACATTAGATGCAATATAATCCCCAAGTGCGTCCTGCTTTATTACATGAGCGGCTTCTGTGCGAAAAGTAAATGTTCTTCCATCTATTGATGATGATATAGGAAAATGTTTAGGTATAGTAATAGTTGCTGGATTATCATCTGGTGTAATAGTCACATCAATATGAGCTACTGATGATCTTGAACTTCTAGGATTATAATTTAATTCTTTAGCATGAGAGATTATAGCATCTCTGGTAATAGCACTATCTATAAACATTTCACTAGCTAACATATTAGTATAAAAATTATTATAAAAACTATTATACGCAAGTACATCAATTAATACATTTAGATTTGATCCTTCATAGTCTAAATCCTTAAAAGCACCCTGAGAGCGCATAAAAGTTTTTAGATTTACTTTAATTGTATCAAAATCTAAATTTAAAATATCTAAACTGGAATTTGCTGGCATTATCTTACCCTATCTAATACGAAGTCTAATTGTACTGGTTCTTCTTTATTTATTACATAAAATGTAATTGATACTGAATAATGATTCAGATCTGGATTTGCTGATACAATTACATCAATTAAACCCGCTCTTGGTTCGTAATTTTGTATTGTTGATATTATTGCGTTATGTATTGATTTTTCAGTTAGTGGTGTAACATTCTCAAAAAGATATGCTCTCAAATCTCCACCAAAAGTTGGTTCAAATAACCTTTCACCTTGAGAGGTTTGTAATATATTCATTATACTTTGTTTTACTGCATTTTCATTTGTATTTTTTAGAATATCTTTTTTGACAGGATGTATTGCAAAATCATTTCTAAAATCACTATATATTTCTCTATTTGCTCGTGTAGCCATATTTACCTCTATGTCTTATTTATTCACCAATTGGATACGCTGGTTGTAAAAGCTTTATATCAGCTATTTGTTTTTTCAATCCCTTTATTTCTTTATCAATATCATCTTCTTTTACTGGAGTAACCCCAGCTCTTTTTTGGACAAATTTTATTCGTCTTTCATATGATTGTATTAAATCATCTAATGCGTTTATTAGGTCGGTCGGATCTTCTTCTGCTTCTTGCCAAAATTTACTTTCACTTATTATAGTAGGCACAAATACGATTTTTGGATTTGTGCTTAATTGATTTTGTCTTGCTTGTAGTCTTGAATTTGATGTTCTATACTGCTTATAAACATTATTTTTTGTTAGTTGATTCTTTAATGATTTTCCGTCAAATGCCAGTGCAGCATCTTCTTTGAATAATATCAATGCATTCTGAAGTTTAACTACTCTTGCATTTTTAGACATGCTTGGGGATTTTTTTACTTCTGATATATTAGATTCCTTTAACTCACTTAATTCACTCTGTAATGATTTAATTTGAGCAGTCTGTCTCTCTTTCCACTTTCTCGTATATATTTCCCAAAATTGTGGAGCTGTTTCTGGCAAACCAACTCCAGGTTCTAAAAATCCTTGATCTGTTATACCACCTGCGTCCGCCTCACCCCTAACACCAGTTAAACTCCCATACCAAACAAAATTCCCTGATACTGTGCTTATTGTTAATGTAAATGTCACTTCTTCTCCTATAAGTTTATCTGGTAACTTATATACTCTTTTATTAAACCTTACTGTTTCTTTTTTATCAGCAGTTGGGGTTGTAACAACAGGAGCCTTTTTAACAACAATTTTATTTTTTGTGGTTGCATTATTGAGAACAGTGGCAGTAGATTCATTTTTAACTATAGAAGCCGCATCACCTTGTACTGGTTTAATTTTTGTTACTACTGCAACATATTCTTTAGGAATAGCATCAACTTGTGTTTTTTCTTTAACTGCGTCTGTCTCAGGGACTGTTAATGGAATACCCTTTATTATATCTTTAAATATTGGTGCACCAGTAACATCTTTTCCAGATTCGACTAAATCTACATTAGGACATAATTTACATATTTCTAAAGTATTGGATGGATCATTCAATACACCCATAAGCTTATCTACACTTGTGCCAGTCTTCCCCAATGCAGGGCTCCACAATTTTTCAAACTCAGCTATTGCCTTTTGTTTTGATGCATTATATTTACTTAAAATTTCTGTGCTACTAACACTAGGAATTTTTATTCCACCCAACTCATTTGTACCACCAGTCAATTTACTACTAATATTGCCAAGATCTCCAATATTAGAACCAAAAGCTTTTGATAGTTCTCCTGTCAATGAACCATCACCAGACCCTGATAAAAAGTTTTGTGCTTTACCTATATCACTACTCAACCCAGATTGTATCGCACCTGTATCTATACTACCTAAAGCTTTATTGATGGAACTAGTTAAGTCTGGACCAGCTGCAGAAGCACCATCTAAATTGCCTCCTAAAAATTGACTTAATTTATCACCAGCAGACTTTATTCCACTACTCAGTTCTTTGCCAAATTCTGGATCATTTAATTTTTTGGATAATTCTTCAAATTCCTTTTGCATATTCTTAGCGACTTTTGATTCTGGTTTAGATAAATCAGAAATTTTACTATTAAGTTCGTCTAATGCACCAGACACTTTACTTTTAATTTTACCTATATTTGCAGCTATACCTTTTGTTGGATCATTTATAGCTTCTAGTGCTTTATCTGTCGCCAGTGATATAGCTTCTTCTAATCCTTGCAATTTACCGTCAGGCCCACATGTAATGGGTGGGAAGTAGTCAGTACCATCACTCTTCTTAGGTGCATTTTGTTCACCTGCTGTTGTATAGTCAACCTTAACAACAGCATATTTTTTTGATAAAAATAATACTTTACCATTTTGTTCATATGATACTGATCCGAAGTAATTGGATCCGTAGTTTTTGCCTTGTACATTATCAATTACTATAGGTTCTTCATATAGTGATACAATTTTAGTGTCTTTAACTTCCTGAAATGGCATTTTGTATATCCTACGGGTTCATACTAATTGTATTGGCTACTTCAGTCAACGTAACAGTAGCAGTTATATTCATATTATTGCCTGATGTAGTAATCATATTATCTAATGAACTTACTTCCATTGTTGAATCTGTTTCAATTGTCATACTATTTGTCGATTTTATTGCCATTGTATTATCTGATGCCAACCCTATCGTATTTGCTGCTCCAATATTAATATTATTAATACCTATTACAGTATAATCACCTGTATTCATATGGAAGTGATTTCCAGTAACAGAAATATTATTATTACCACCTATGGTTGTTTTATTATTTATACCAATAGACGAAGTAAAATTTTCATTTATAGTCTCTGTGTGATTCTTTGTAATCCTCACACTATTATTGCCATTAATTTGTGTGCTCGAATCTGAAACAATTTCGGTTACCCTATTGCCCTGAACTTTAGTAATCATATCACCCTTTACAGTCAAGTAATAATCTTTATCAACTTCAGTTATCATATCTCCTTGAACATACATTCTAGCATTACCAGCAACTGTAACATTTAGTGTCCCTCTTATATAACAGTTTTTATTATCTACAATGATTTCATAATCTTTACCATTTATTTTAGTAATACGATTACCGTCTGGTTGTATTTCTCTAAATGTACCGGCTGTATGGAACTCATGTATTCTTTCTGCTCCTGGAGTATCATCTACTTCGAATGTATGACCACCTTCTGTAGTATTGACGTGATTAAGTGGATAAGTTGATTCATTCACTTCATCTGGATACTTATCTCTTTCTTCACCACCATATCTAGGATTAGGTTCACTCCACGAAGATCTATTATATAATGATCTATCATTCTTGTCCGGCATTACTGAAAATACATGTGGGGCTATAGCTATTGGTACATCTTCTAATTTTGTCTCTCTTTTAGTTGAAAGCATGCTACTACTTTCGGCGTCATCTCTTGCTAATATTGGTATATCAGATTGATCAATAGTTGAAGGATACTTTCCGTTAGGATCATTAAAACCCAGATCTGGGTTAGAATGATTAATAGGATGACCAGCGATAGTGCCTAAAACAATAGGTTTTTGATTATAACCAGGATCCAAAAACATACCAATTACCCATGTGCCTTCTACTATTCCTGTTGGAGATCTACCTATTCCGGAAACAGCTGCTGATGTAATATCTTGTATTACTTGAGCCCAGGGTAGATGTGAAGTTGGTACATCAGATTTAATTTCACTATGAATTCCAGCAAATCTAACTTTAATTCTCCCCATTTGTTCTGGGTCATTTCTATCTTCCACAACACCAATGTGTATATTATTGTTTTTTGTAGTGTTTTTCATTATTTAAACCTTTTTTAAATCCTATTTTCACACAATAAAAAGCTGTTTCGAATTCTTGTCCGTCTGTAATATGGTCAAGATCAGTTATCAACCAATTGCCTGAAGTTAAATTATCATTTAACTTTGGAATAGTAAATCCATGAACCGTGGGCAAATTCAAATTAATTATATTTCCAACAGATAAATTGACGTTGCCTGGAACTCTGACATTAATTTTTAAATTTTGTGATAATAAACTATATGATAATCTTCTTGGTATAATACTTTTTGCGTATTGATCAAATCTAGTAACATCAGTAATATATGTTGTTCTTTCATTTATTTTATATGCGTGCTTCTCTAAAAAGCTCTCACTATTAGGATTTACTGATGTTTTGTCTGTTGCGTATTCGTTAATATCATTAAAGTATGCATGTGCTATATAATTATGATATGTAATTTGTTTAGATATAACATCTACTTCTTCAACACTAGAAGACAACCCACCATTATATATCCTATCTCCAATGTTTGATCTTTTATCAATAACATAGTTTTTAATATTATAAAATTCTTTCTCCCATTTTTTTGTTACAGGAGCAAGAGATGTCCTAATTGATTCATCATAATTATATGTTGCAATCGGGTTATCTCTATTATCTTTTATAAGTTGTTCTATATTATGAAAATTAAAACCATCTTTATTTCTATAAAATGTATAATAACTAGAAGAACTTGTTTCACTATAAGCACGACCACACAAATGTTTCATTGCTTCAAATGGCAATAACCCATTAACAAGATAGTCTGCACGATTACCTGTTGGGTGATAATTAAAAATGGTATTATCAACATCCTGTAATGTGTCTTTATACACTTCTAAAGCACTCAATGATATCATATCATTCAAATATTTGTCCACACTCACTAATGCATTCTCTATATCTTCTAATGTTATGCATTGTAAAATATATCTGCTTGTTGTAGATGCAGCGGTAGATATAACATTATCAATTGAAGTTATTTGAAATTTGTATGACCTTGAACCCACACCACTTGAATTTAATGTGAGATTAATTTGTTCTTCACCAATTATTGGCAGCGAATTAATTAAATCCAATGCATCTATAATATAGATTGTGCAATTAAATGATGGAGACATTAATGATTCATTAATTTGTAATGATTCTAATAATGGCATGAGATTAATTTTCTCATCACCACTAACAATCTCTAATATTTTTATTCCCCCAGAACCCGCTGGGATAAACTCAGTTGCGGCCATCTAATAACTCTTCTAAATTTTCTTCAGCGATAGATAAATACGATTTATCTAATAATAAAATATTTCTATTACTTTCATTTTTTTGATCCTCTGATGTATATGCATCTACTGCTATCCAATCACCAACACCTGCATTAGAATATACATAACTATCTGGCGTATACAATATACCATCAGAATCCTTATAATGATTAATTGTATTTTTTGCTGTTTCTGCACTACCATATTTTAATACAATATGTTTATCCAATTCTATACTATTCATAGGCCATTGATAATAAGGGTCAATAATATCATTAGATAAACAAACCAACCAGAAATAATCAGTACTCCCATAATAGTGGTATGCTATAGATTCAATTGAATCTCCTTCTTTTATAGTATACGGCAAATATGAGTTTAAATCATCACCTATTAAATCTCTAATTTTTACACTTTCAAGTATATTTTTTATAGTGTAATTTTTATAGACAATATTTTTAAAATATTTAAAATAACTCATTATATTAATCCTTATTAAGTTGAGATGTCTTTATTAATAAAATCATCTCTTGTGATTATTTCTACTTCGCGCAATGACATTGACAATGCATAGTATACTGGGTTTCCTGTTCCTGCATGAAATGCTGGTCCATTTGGTGCTTGATTAATATTTAAGGATGATATAACACATCTTTTTATTTTATACAATGAGTTTGATGACCCCATAAATGTTATATCAACTTCATCAGGATAAGTCAATAATGAATCTCCGCCACCACTTGTTGTTATACCTCTAGCAGCAGGATGCATATGTCTTTTAAGCACATTAAAGATTTCAAGTAAATTATCTTCATCTTTTTGATTAGTGGGTGACATATTCCAAGTAAAGCTGTGTGATCTTAGATTGATACCATTAAATAATAAAGCTGCGTGTGGATTGGGAATGTTGCCCTTAGCAAGATCAACAACACCACCTAATTCAGTTGAAATTCCACCCAATGCTCTTCTTAATGCAAGACCAATTACCTTAGATGTAGAAAGATCTTGTGCTTTTTGTAATATTTTACCACCTTCTACACCAGCTTGTGCCAACTTACTACCGTTTGTATTTTGTATATTATCAATACTATCACCAATAGATAATCCAGCTTGCAACATTTCACCACCAAATGTACCCAATTCTGCATCTTGATATGATACTGAATAAAGTTCGTTAAGTTCTTGTGGTATTGGCAATTGAATATTATTAATAATTTTTCCTTCTACATATGATTTGTTTCTATTGTATTTCATAAAAGAAAACATCATTGAGTGTGATGCAATGTTAGCCGGATATTGCAATTGCGTGGGTGCACTTGAAGATGCTTTACTATTATTAACAATAGCAGCAACTGGCTTTTTGTTGCTCATTAATTCCATGTTTATTACTCCTATAAATATACGTATGGCATATAAAGGTAGATACAACCCTAAAAATCCAAAGAAGTATAAAGGTGACCCATCTAATGTTATTTATCGTAGTTTGTGGGAGCGCAAACTTATGATGTATTTAGATAGTCATGATAAGGTATTATTGTGGTCTAGTGAAGAATTTTGTATTAGATATAGTAATCCACTGGATGGCAAATGGAGAAGATATTTTCCAGACTTTTGGGTTAAAATGATTAATAGACAAGGAATCATAGAAACAGTGGTTATAGAAGTGAAACCAAAAGCTCAAACTATACCACCTTTAATGGAGAATAAATATACAGTAAAGGGTAGAGTTAGTAGAAGATGGTTAAACCAAGTAAAGACTTATGGTATGAATGAAGCTAAATGGAAAGCTGCAGATGCGTTTTGTAAGGACAGAAATTGGAAATTTCAAATTATGACAGAAAAAGAATTAGGAATATAGATGGCTACAGTATTTAATGATTTAATCACTAAAGGTCTTAATATAAGTCAAGTCCCTGCTTTAACTAAAGAAGCAAGGAATTGGTATAGATCAAAAGCACAATCAGCTAATGTCACATCAACTAAATTATTGAGACAAGCAACAAACACAACCAAACCAGATATGGTTAGACCAGGATCTATGATAATGTTTTTTTATGATCCTAAAACTAAAGATAAACTCCCTTACTATGATAAATTTCCTGTTATATTCCCCATTGAAAAAATGGGTGATGGGTTTCTTGGATTAAATTTTCATTACCTCCCATATAAAATGAGAGCGTTGTTTATGGATGCATTATATGACATTGCGACAGATACAAGATATGATGATAAAACTAGAATAAAAATATCATACGAAAGATGCAAACAAATGGCATCATTAAAATTTTATAAGCCAACTATAAAAAGATACCTAAATACTCATATTAGATCACGTTTAATCGCTGTACAAGCTACTGAATGGGATATAGCATTATTTCTACCAGTAGAGAGATTTGCTAAAGCCAATAAGGGTAAGGTATGGCGAGATAGTCAAAGGATGTTAACAAAATAATGCCAGGTTTTAATATTGGGGAATTTAAATCAAAAATAGATCAAGCAGGGGGCCTTGCAAGACCCAATCTATTTTATGTAGAATTTACCGCGCCTAGATGGATGACTAAACAAAAGTCATTATCAATTGGAGACAAATTAAATAATCTTGCTGGCACATTAGCTGGTATTGGATCCATAGCACAAGGTATTGGAATGAAAGGCGTTGCTGGACAAATTAGTTCTGCGACTGGTGTGCTTTCAACCGCAGCTGGTGCTGTAAATAGAATATCTAAATTAGCTGGTGGGTTGGGTGAGAAACCAATGCAAATGGCTGACGTACAACAAAACTTATATTTCTTTTGCAACTCCGCCATAATGCCAGGTATCTCATTAGCACCTATTGATTTCAAACAACATGGGTATGGTATGGCCGACAGAAGACCAAATTCTGGTATTGTTGATCAATTAACACTTACATTTACATTAGACAATGGTGGTATGATAATGAAGTATTTTCATAATTCATTAAATCAAGTTTTCAATTATAATGTTAATGGCAATGATATGCATTCAGTACAATCATTAAATAATAAAGAAGCACAACCATTTGAATTTGGGTATCACGATGATTACATTCATGATGAATTAAGATTAACTCATCTTAAACCAGATGGATCCCCTATCACCCAATATACATTTCATGGAGCTTATCCTGTGCAGATAGGTGATGTATCATTAAGTTGGGCTGCAAACGATGAAATCACATTACTGCCTGTTGGCTTTATGTACCGCAATTGGACATCATCACACATAGCTGGGTCAACTACAAGTACAGGTAAATCATTATCTCTCGGCGATAAATTACAAAAAATAGGATCTATAGCACAAACAATATCAACATTTAAATCACCCCGTTCTGTAGGTGATGCTGTGAATTTGATGAATAATGCATCTTTAGTTGCATCGAATTTCAATTTTTAATTATTAGGAGCATATATTATGTCACTGCCAAGAATAGATCAACCTCTATTTAATTTAACTATACCATCGACAAAAGAAAAAATAAGGGTAAGACCCTTCCTCGTTAAAGATGAAAAGATATTATTAATAGCTCTTGAATCAAATGATCAAATACAAATATTAACATCAATTCAACAAATAGTACAAAATTGTGTGCAGGGTAATGTTGATGTTACTGAATTACCTACATTTGATTTAGAATATCTTTTTGTGAGATTAAGAAATATCAGTGTTGGTAATGTAGTAAAATTATCATTTAAAGATACCGATACTGAAGAACAAATTAATTTTGAATTGGATTTAGAAGAGGTGAATGTCAAATTTCCAGACAACCCAAGCAACATTATTGATATTGATAGCACATATAAATTACAAATGAAATATCCATCATTTACAACTATTTCAAAAATAGGTTCTGCTGATATGAATACGGATAATAGTTTTAAATTTATTATAGAATGTATTGATAAATTATTTACGGACGAAGAAGTCTGGGTGTTGGCAGATAGTACAGATGATGAAAAGACCGCTTTTCTAGAAGGACTATCAATAGAAACATTTAAAAAGATAAATCAATTTTTTGAAGACGCACCTAAATTAACACATACAATTGAATACAAAACAAAAGATGGCACTAAAGAAAGGACCCTGCAAGGCTTAACCGATTTTTTTATGTATGCATGAGCTATACTAATTTAAGCTCATATTATCAGATAGTATTTTCGATGGTACAACATCATAAATACTCTATAACGGAAATCGAAAATATTATACCATTTGAAAGGGATCTTTATGTTGATATGTTGGTAGCACACCTAGAAGCAGAGAAGGATAAAAATAATGGCTAGAAAACCAAAGACATTACAACCAAATTCTCAATTTGAAGAATTTGATATTGATGGTGATGGGATTGTTAGTGATGAGGAACTTGAAATGAGTAGTAAATTAATGAGACTAGAGAATGAAGATAAAAAAGCTGACGCCCAAAGAAACATGGCTTGGTTTGCTCTATTTGGAATGTTATTATATCCGTTTGCGGTTGTTCTCGCAACTTGGATAGGATTAGATAGTGCTGGTAAAATATTAGGTGATATGGCACCGACATACTTTGTGTCGGTAGCAGCTATAGTAGCAGCATTTTATGTTAAAGAAGCATTGGATAAAAAATAATGGCCGCATTACCTAACATGAGACAAAAAGCAGCTTCTGGTGTTGGAGCTTTTGGTAAAATAATTACCGACTCAATAAAAGATACAGTTAAAACTACTGCAAAGGTTGGAATGGCTGGAATAATAGGTCCTGAGTTATTCACCATAAAAACTGTTGTGTCTGGTGCATTGGGGAGTTTACAAAGTTCGCTATCACGCAATTATTCTGAATTGTTGGGTGCAACTAATGATAATAATGATAACCTAGAAACTATTAAAAAGACAGGTCAAAAGAATTTAAATACTCTTAATAAATTAGGATCATTAACAGAGAATGGTGTTCTCTCTCAACTAAAAATTATAAATGATAATACAAGTTATCTAGCTGAATTAAAAGAAGACCTGTCTATCAATCAAGCAAGAAATCAATTAGACGCACAAAGCACATCAATGTTTGTGCCAGCTAATGATAATACACCACTACAAGATAAAGATAAAAAGGGAATGAGTCCTTTAATGTTAGCTGGTTTAATTATTGGTGGGATATCAGCATTTGCTACAAACTTTTTAGCTGCATTAAAAATAGGCACACTTAAATGGATTAAAGCAGTTGGTAAATTGACTGGTATAACTGCATTATTAACAAAATTGGGTACAGCATTAAACTTTGATAATATCAAGACAAATTTAAAAACATTTTATCAAAATATTGCTAATAATATTTCCAGATTCAGAACAATGAGTATAGAAGCATTCAGAAATGTAAGTACCGTTGTATCAGAAAGATTAGCTAAATTAAGAACATCAATACTTAATATTTTTAAAGAAGAAGGTATAGTTGCAAAGATATTGATAACTATATCCAGAATACCTAAAATGATATCAAATGTATTACAAAACCCATTTGACGATATTAGTATTGGGTTACAAAAAGCATTTACAAGCCTTAAAACTTATACAACCGATCTAGTAAAGGGGTTTAGTTTAAAATCTGTAACTGAACCATTATCTAAAGTTTGGGAATTTATTAAAAATAATCCAATAGTAAAAGCATTAGGCAAATTAGGTTCTTTATTGGGAAAAATATTTTACCCAATTGGGGTTGCTATATCTTTATATGATGGGTTGAAAGAAGGAAAAGAAGAGTACGACAAAGCAGATGGATACCAGAAATACTTCAAAGGATTTCAAGGAGGTGTCAGGGGATTTTTAGGGAGCTTTATAGGTCTACCTCTAGATTTGTTAAAGTCTGCACTTTCATGGGCTGTAGGTGCATTAGGATTTAAAAAAGCAGAAGAATTTTTAGATTCATTTTCAATTGAAAAAATGATTCGTAAATTAGTTGATGGTGTCTATGATATATTGTATAATATTGTTAATGCATTAATTGATGGTGTAGCTACTGTGGCTGATAAATTAGGTTTTGATAGTGCAGCTACTAAATTAAAACAATTAAAATTTAAAAACAAAGATGATGCAGCAAATGAAAAAGCTGCGATGCAATCAGGTGTTGAAGATCTAAGTGGTGTTGGTGGTAGTACATTAAATAGGAATGGTAAAGAAATAATAAACACGAAAACTCAACGTCAAGATATGATAAATGATCGTAGAATAAAAAACTTGCTTAAAAATTATGAGATGAAAGACAATAAAGTGTATGTAGATGATCTTTCGTCCACGGTTGATAAATTGGGTCAAGCAGCAAAGTCTTTAAATACTATAGCTCAAAATGTACCAAGCATGTATTCTTCTGGTGGGAATATTAGTAATATTGTGGCTAGTGCTGGGAATAATAATAATAATAAAAC